CCGCCTCCGGAGACAGCGCGATCAACATACCCATACGCTTTACCCTGTGATTTTGCATTCGCGGATGTGGTACCATCTGCAATATGTAAAGATATGATAGGCACATCGTTTACCGTCATACCCTGTACTGCAACACGCTGAATATAAGGCGCGGACTGAGACCAATCAGCGGCCTTAAATGTGGCATACCGCAACTTTTGTATGTCCGCTATATCACCAGCGTTTTGGTTAACCGCCTTATTTGTTGCATTAACATCTCCGGCACTGTAAATATCGCCATCTTGCGTGTAATCAGTGACATCATCAAATGATACTGTTCCATCATCGTTCTGGATTATTCGATAGCGCCGTTTCCCAGAATAAATATCGTCTTTATAATCCGTTTTTAAACTCATAGATTAACTCTCCTGTTCCCAAAGCCGCGAGTTCCAAGGTTAAAACTCAGATGATTCAGCCCCGGCTCAATTTTTTCTGCAATCATGCCGATATCGTAAATGATCTGTTCTATGGCATTTGCCTGCCAAATGGACGTATACGTTATCTTTGCAGGAGTCAAAGGGGTGCTGACCGGTGCATAAAACGCGGAGCGAATAGAATTTATATTTGACCTAAGACGTTCCATATCTTTTTCTGTTCGAAAATCATTCATGCTCCAGTTCGTTTTGTTCCGCGTAGTGTTTTTGTACCCACACCGATTTAAAAAATAAGACACCCATTTTACTGCCGTTTCTACACGGTTTAAATCCTGATAGTCTATATAAGCTTTCTTAGTAAGAGACTCAATATCGGCCTGAGTCCGATCAAATATAAGCCCATTCAAAATTTCACTCATGAATCGTCACCTTTGCTTTTATTGCATTTCCAAAACTGTAGTCTACGCTTTCAATTACACCTGACTTTTTTCCATCATATCCGGTGTCGATTTCGACTCGCTGACCGACAACTTTATCTTTTAGTAAAACATCTCCGGTAACGCTTTCGGCGCGCATATAGTACCGATAGATCCGGTCTATGGCCTGCTCTGCATTTTGTGCATTTATAAGCGTAGCATCAGTAACTTCTTTAATGTTTTTATTAAATACAATGTCAGGATTTTCCTTTAAAATCTGGCTTGTATTATGGATATATTTCTTGCCTATTATAGTAACTTTTTCTCCGGTGCCAGATACCACCACATAGTTTGCGCCACTTTTTACTACGGCACCTCCAGAAACAGAAAGGTCATGGTAAGGTTCTGAAAAAACTATCTCAGCCGTTCCAGAAAGTGTCTCGTTATAGATTTCCTGTGTTTCAGCTGACGGCTGATATGTATGTGTTGTAAGCCTTATACCGGTCACGATATCAGAGCGTTCCAGGGTTACGCCGTCAAACGTATCTGATGCCGGAAATGTTCCTGTTACATCATTCTGTTGCGGATACATAGCTACGCCATCTACGTTCGATGTGTCAACTATAGCTCCTATCGCAAACGCAATCTGCACCAGAGCATTACGCTTTGTGGTATATGGTATGTACCCGTAAAGAGCCTGATCTGACAAGGACGGGTCTATAGCGCAGGTAAAGTCCTCACCAGAAAAGATATCGGCTACCACATCTTTTACCAGCTCCCCAGAGTATATCCCGCCGACATACTCATTTCCGTCAAGGACACCCAGCGCATCGTGCGCATCCAGGTAATAATCAAAAACATTTTTCCTCGATCCATTTTTAAGGTAAAAGTTTCCAATCAGGTCATTATCAAAAAAAACTGCCAATTTCTGTTTTTTCTGGAGATCGAACGGAATATTGCTTTTGGTGCGTACAGTGAAAGATAAGGTATTTATACTGATATTCTCAGATATTGCATTGATCTCTTGTATACAATCAGTAGTAACCAGCTCATCGGACAGGAAATCTCTGTAGATGCCGTAATCTATTCTGGTGAGGAACACCGGCCTGTACGGCTTTGAAGTCTTTTTAAATGTTATTGCAAGCATGTTATAATTTTGAACGAAGTTATTACAGAAATAGCGGCTACTGTCCGGTGAAAAATCCTTAGATGAAAGCAAATGACCGTCCTCGTACCATTTGATATTTAAACCGGTTGCATAATCTCCAGATAGAAGATTGAATGTAAGCAGAATACCTACACTAGAGAACTTGCCATTAAATGTTATGGTAAGGGTCGGCTGATTCATCATAATGTACCGTCCGCCAGACGGATAAAGGAAAACACGTGGATAAAGGCCAATTTGCGGCATAAGGCCAGAAGTTTTTATAGAGTAGCCGAATATGCCGTCTTCGTTTGACCACTCGTCACTGATATATCCATAATCTTCATGATCTTCTGGGATATTTATGTACTGACCATTTAAAAGGGAAAATCCCGGATAGCAAAGTGCATATCCGGGATAAGTCAGATCATCCCGCCGGAGATCCGGAAACTCTCTTCTTGTCGTTGTTGCATTTGGGTATAAACCAGTTTTTGGATATAAACCTTTATGTGGTCGTAAACCAGTATCCATGATTTTGGGAGAACTGTTATCTTTTGCATATGGAGCCACATCATCATATACTATTTTTAGTCCTGTCCCGGTTGTTTTTGATCTCACTTTTTCTTTCATATCATGTCCTCTGCGGCTCCATTGCGATAAAATCAATAGATAATCCGCTCCATTTATTTATGTCGTTCCCGTCTTTGTCTTTTTCTTTTTTTAGCTTGTCTTTACCGTTTGTGACGTAGGCTTCAAATTCAAGCGTTTCCTGACCGTAAGGAAAAGACATCGTGTGGGACTCAACCGGAGCCGAAATGATATCATAAAATGTATCATAATCTGCCCTGTTGCTTTTATCCGGGTCTACAGTGAGTGTGTAATTATAGAATGTACCTATAATGTCCCTGTACATCCTACGGGATTGCACACGCCCGGAATTATCGCTGTCGGTAACAGCAAAGCTGCGTTCCAGGTCTGTAACCTGGATGCGCAGATCTAAGCCATCAATAGTAAAAACACCGTTTATCACACTGTCACCATCCTTAAACCTACACGCTGTTTTTCTTCATTGTTTGCCTTGTACACTGCCTGTCCAAAACGCCGACCGTCCACTTCCATGATAACCGTTATGTCCCGACTACCTCCGCTTTCTGCCAGAGCTTCTTTCAATGCCTGTTTCATCGTGCTTAACGGGGAAACAACCTCTGTCTCGCGCTTGTTATCTCCAAGGATTGCGGCAAACTCTCCGGCACGTGGCGGTACTACAGTACCAGTAGCAAGGCGTGGCATATTGTATGTTGCAGCCGCAGAAGCGTATTTTGCAGCTCTTCCACCCCCAGCACTGCTGTAGACAGACTGTGTCTTCCGTTTGCCTGCATCAATCGCAATCGTTGCAGCTGCTATTCCTGCCGCAAGAGATGCTGCCACAACCGCCGCGCCTACGCCACCAGAAAGTGCACCAAGAGCAACAGCAAGAACACCAACCGCGGAAGCTGCTGCCAGAAGGCCGCTTATCATTCTTTCTGTCGGAGTCATTTTATCCCAGTTTCTTGCCAGTACTGCAACCAAACTTATTATTCCGCTTATGGATAACGCAACTGGGTCGATTGCATCAATCATTTTTAAAAACATAACAATAAGCTCACCTGATTTAGCTATGATTTGTGATACTCCATTTAAAAACGCAAGAAATTTCCATGCGGCAAAAAACGCAAGGACAGCTACAGTTGCTGATTCTACAAGTGACTGATTTTCAGAAATCCAATCAGAAAACTTAAGTAATGCATTAACCAGTTTTTTTAACGCTGCAATAATAACTTTGCCACTCCATTCACCAAACGGCTGTAAAAAAGTGTTCCAAAACCATTCAGCGGTAGGCGCCAATGTTTCGATAACCGAATATAAAAGATCGAGAGATGCTGCTATAAGTTCGAAAACCTCCGGTAATCCCTGCTCGAGACCCCATTTTGTTATTGGAAGCAAAACATTATTTAAAAACCATAAAAGCAAATAACCGATAGCCCGTACAACCGGATTCGCTGATGCAAGTACATTATCAAAAGATTCCAAGAGTGGGGAAAAATCTAAATTGGCTGACCAATCCTTAATGCTTTCAGACGCATCACGGAAGAATCCAGATAATGTAACAAGAATATCTCCAAGATGCCGCAGTATGTTCGTTCCGGTATCACCTGAAACCCATGCTTTATCAAACTGCGTTATAAGGTTTGCAACAGTTTGTACCAAATTGGCAAACGTTATAAGCAGATTGTCCGTTATTGCCTTTCCGTAACCCTCCACATTCCAGACCTGCATGAACGATGCTCCAACATCTTTTGCAAGCTGTTTTGCGGATACAAACAGATTTGTGAGTGACTGCATCACTTCCGGTCCATTATCAAGCCACGATTCTTTCAGCGGAGCAAACAGGCCGGAGAATATCTTTTTCACTGCATCAGCACGGGCCTTTATGTCGTTTGATACCTCTTCCGTGGTAAACATCTGATCTGGTGTAGGTCCGACATACCCGGTCTTGTCCTGATCTGATTTGTTCCCGGCCTGGATAAGCTCATCAAACGAATACGTCAGCTTTTTATTCGCCTTTTCCTGTTCCTTTATCTGCTTGTTGCTCTCTTTTAAAGCAGCGCCATAGTCTTCCTCTACCTTTGTTGCTTTGGTATATGTGTCCTTCCCGGTAAGAGCCGCAAAAAACTGGGAAGTCCATGTAACAGCTTCCGAAAGCAATGAGATGAATTCTACCAGTACAGGAGACGCATATTCTGCGACCGGAGAAAACGCAGTAGCAAATGAATTTTTCAACTGCGTAAGTGACGAAAGCACATTCGATATGGCCTTGTTTGTCTCTGGAGAATACTGAGCAAGGTTCTCCATTCCCTCACGGGCCGATCTAAATGCAAGAGATATAGTAGAACGCAAAAGCCGAAACATAATCAAGCGCCGTACCACGCCACTCAATGCCTCTCCATACTTCTTGGTTGGTTTTTGACTCTTTTTCATCTGAATCCCAAGTTTTTTTGTTGAGTTTGTGGCTTTTTTGCTGGCACCGTCAATACCAAGGAGCCGTTTTTTATACTCCTCAAATTCGTTTTTCACTCGGTTATACGATATTCCTAGAGATTCATTCATCTGCTTGAGCTTTTTAGCTTCTGTTGCATACTTGTCGGACATCTGGGAAAACTTATCTGTATCTTTTCCAAGTGTAAAGGCTCCTCCAGAATCTTCCAGATCTTTCAATTCACCTTTTGCATATTTTAACGAATTATTTAACTGCTCTATGTCATACTGCATTTTTTTATAGGTGCTACTGTTGGTTCTGCCTCCAGTGTCCAAAAACTTTTGCTGACGTTCAAGCAGAGCTGTTAATTTCTGTTCTGTCTTTTCTATCTGATTTCGAACCTCAGCGTATGCCTGTGTAGGTATCTTCGTTTCGGCATACGCTTCCAATGCTTCACGTAGCTTTTCAACCTTCCGTTCCTGTGCGGCATACAGGCTATTCAGTTTCGCAAAAGCGGCGGCCTGCTTCTGGACTGCGATTTCTGATTTTTTCCCAAGATCATCAATCCCATTCGCCATTCTTCTTACGGCGGCTTCTACCTCTTCTGTTCCTGGCTTCATGCCCTTGGTGTCTATCTCTGTGTCGATTACTATTGATCCATCTGCCGTCAATATATCACCGCCTTACGTTACGTGTAGAACAGAGCGTCCACAGCTTCTTGTTCAATGCGCCACTGTTCTTTTTCTTCGTTGGACATTGCCTGTTTTAATTCCACCATAGACCTGTTGTTTTTAAAAAATTCTAATTCCCATTTCTCCAGTTTCTCGCCTTTTGCCCGTTTTTGCCGAATTGCAAGAACCTGGGAAAATGTTCCATCTCCGATCTCATCAAAGTACCCGATGAAGGTCCACCAGTGCATATATTGGTTCGGATCGCGAACCTCACGCCCAGATATCTTGTTAATAGCAGAAAAAACAATTGGTGCATCCTGTTCCCAATCCATAACACGCGGGCGCGGTATATTATCTGCCGGTTTCCCACAGTCCAGGAACCACAAAGCCTGTTCTATTGCTTCTGGAATATCATCTTCTGGAATACTTTCTTCATAAAGGATATCCACCATGACCTGATACTTTCCTGCATCGTCAAGATTTGCATCATTAAATGCTGTCATAATATCCAGGCACGGTCTGAAATCTGTCCGTATACCATAAGACTTACCACCAACCGTAAGGGTTAATGGTAAGTCCCATGAGTGCATCATTTAAGTGGGGAAAGGTATCTTCCCCCAGGAGCTGCCTTGTATTTCTGCGTATATTCTTTTACGCGGTTCTGCACGGCCTGGAGCCGGATTCCACGCTTCTGCTCGATAACAGTTTTGATGGCATTAATAACATTTTCAACGAAAAACTGGCCAGAATTAAGAAATGTAAATGGGGATGTTATCGAGAAAAACTTCTCAGACACCGGAGCCGCGAAAAGGTAATCTATCTTTTCACACATTTTCCGGCTGATCTCATTGAGATCAGTATTTTCCCCTCTTTCAAGCTCGCCCTGTAATTCCTCGAATGTTTTCACTGTCTCATCATATCTGTTCACTATGTCAAAATCCGATGGAATAAAAGTAAACTGGCCTAGATGCTCGCCACGCTGATTTACGATGTCAAAGACCTCACTACCATCATCAATGGTAATAATATTTCCCATAATTCACTCTCTCCTCTTAGTCCAGCGGAATCTCGCCCTCTTTAAAGGACGGATTCCCTGATTCAATGGTTACATAGCCTTTCTTTCTGCTGCCATCAAAATATATAGTAAACGGAATGGTGAAACCATCGGTACCACCGCCGTATTCGCTCGTTTTAATAACAACATTTTCAGTCCATGCACGATGGTTAGTTTTCTCGGTGTCCTCAATGATAACTTCGAGGATTGTAGTCTTGCACTCATCTCCGCGAAGTCTGTTCATTGCGATATCGCGAATCATCGGATAAATAGCATCAGTAGGATCTGCATAATATGTTATATCTTCGATAGACGGCTCATATCCGTTATCCTCAACATAGGTCTCATCCCAAATGTTTTTGTTTGTGGACACATCCGGGTTCAGAGCTACGCTCATACTGTCGTTGTATTTACCGATACGCCACCATTTAGGTGTACCAGTTCCACCAAAAGTTGAATCAAGAAAGGTTCTATATGCACCTCTGGTAAGCTTCATAAATTCGTCCTTTCTGCGCTACTACGCTTCATATTCTATGTCATTGGTGTACTGCACTGTAACAGGCAGCACCCAGTCTTGCACCGCTTCCCCATTCGGCTCTAAACCGTATGAGTTATCGCGGGTAATGCGTTTTATCACTCGACCATCAGACAGGGCCGGAAAGGCCGCTAGACGCGTCTGAGTGCCGTTTATAGCAACAGGCTCCCGGCATATCCACTTTCCGAGGGTGTCAAGGAAGTCTTGTACATTCAGTTTAAGCCGTTCTTTTGTGGCTGCTGTGCGGTATACCACGTAAAACGGATACTGGCATTGCTGATGGATGCCGCCGCAGACATCTTCCGATTCTGCGTACACCAACGCCCCATTTTCAGCCGAAAAAGCTATTCCGGATTCTTTCCCAAGCTCCTCAAACTTAATGACCTCGCCATCTTCCAGGCCGGGATATTGATTTAAAAGGGTTCTCACAGCACGAGTGAGAATATCAAACCCGCTTGCGTCCCGCCCTATGACCTTATCCATGCTTACCACCTCCAGCTATGCGCTTTACGCCTTTGATCCATGTCTTTCCGTCTGCCTGCTTCGCCGCTTCAAACCAGTGATCCTGTGCTTTTGGGTGTGCCTGGTGCGTGTAAGTGATGTTTTCCCGTGCATTGGTCTTGCCTGTGTACTCACTCACAAGCACCTTACGTGCTCCACGCCGCGCCCAGGGTGATCCGGTCAGTTCATCAACCATAACCTTACCCTCGTACAGATAACGCCCTTGTGGGCCATATCCGGCATACACAAATCCGCTTCCCTGTACCGCAGCACTGGCAGCACGGGTGGTATTGATAAAGCTGCCCGTTACCATCGGCATATACGGCACCATACTGTTCATGACAGCGCCGTCCAGATAGTATTGTGCCTGCTGAAACTGCCGCTCAAAGCGGGACATATCGAGTTTCAGATGAATGCTGCCAACATTGTATGACAGATTTTTAAGATAAAAGCGCTTGCTTCTCCTTGCCATAAAATCACCTAAAAGATATAGACTTCTGTCCTGTCAGTTTTTTCCACTTTTCGAGCATCTCACGATAGTTTTTTTCTGCATTTTTTAAGCTTTTACTGCTTTTTTCGTCCAGTTTCCGAATTGCCGAAGCATTTCCGTTTTTGTAATATACAACCTCTATCGTTTGCTTAATTGCGCTCGTCGGACTGCTGACCTGCACAGGATTCCACCCATTTATAAAACGTATGGATGCCTTATCAGTTCCAGATTCAATAACAGCTTCTTGAAACTTAACGGCATTACCGTTTGTAAAAAAGCTTGCCTTTCCAGCTTTAGGTGAAAGGTCTTGTAAGCTGTCCAACATACCGGAAGCGCTGTTTTTTTGAAGATTTTCTAAAAATCTTGCAAGGCTCATTTTTCTGCCGGATGGTTCCGGCCCCACTATAGATCCACCACTGCCGGATTTCTGAAAACCACTCTCACCTTTTGCCATAACTGCCTACTTTCCTAAGATTTCAAAATGTGGGATAACCGTATACGGTCCACCTACACTGGTTATCTTGTAAACATTGTCGCGGCTGCTGTTCATGTACTGGTAAAAACCATTTCGGTAATCATCATCCACAACCACACCACCAGTCCATTCACCCTGCCAGAAAAAGTCCTCTGGGCCGAAGGTGATGCTGTCCGGAAGATCATCATTTACCTGCGCCGCCCATGCTTTCGGAGGGAGCCACGGCACCGCTGCACCGTCTGACCGCTGCACCATCACCTTGTCCCCGTCTGGGGTGTAAGCAATATGCAGTGCGGCATTGTCGGTACTGTCTGGGCCATACTTTTTCAGAATTGCGCCGTGATCGGTTATCAAGTCAACGCAAGACAGGATGTGCGGATACCAGTATGATAAGCCTGCGGTTTTGGAGTTGTAGAAGTTAAATACCGTTAACGTCTTGTCATACATCAGCCACACACCGCCTTTTTAAACTTGTCCTGAAACGGCTTCACGCGAATGATGTTCCCTTTGCATTCGTCCGGCACCATGCCATAAAAGATGATGCAGGATGGCTCCAATCGCTTAACCATCTCGTTGTAACCATCAATGAGCATCTGCTTGTTACGCTTTCTTTTCATGCAACCTACACTGCTGATAGCAACCACAGAGTTTTTCGGCTCACCGTCAAAACAGAAATCGTATGACGGAGGATAACTCCATGTGACTGTAGGGATAACACGCACGCCGTTCTCTTGCAGATATGCGCCAATCCAATGCTTGCGGAAGTGGTTAAACACCTGCACAGCTTTTGGAAAGTCTGCATATGGGGAGAAGTCCGGCGTAAACACATACTGGAACCGTTTCAGCTTCTCCAGATACGCATCTGGGTTCGTCCACAGGCGGTTAAACTGGTAATCATCGACAAAGAAATGTACCGCTTTATCTTCCGGGTGCTTTTCTTTCAGAGCATAGTTCCATCCGATGAAATCTGATATTTCATCAACATCATACATTCCCTGTATCTCCGGAATGTCATACTTTCCCACGCCGTCAAATATTCTTTTCTCGCAGTTTTCCCAGAACCTTGTCTGCCGGAACGGTATGTTTCCCATTACTTACTCCAGTCTTTCCCATTATTACTCATTCTTTTCCACAGCTCCGTGAGCTTTTCCCAGCCATACATAGCTACAAAGGCAACGATAAAGCCCGCCATGATAGCAGCCAGAATCATGTACCATAATATCTGCATCTGGATATACTGCATGTATGCCACAAAAGCGGCTACAGTAATACCGATGGAAAGAACGAACACCAGCGCATCGGTCGGAATCCTTGACAGGGCACCTACACCCTTAAAAACCTGGGTGATGACCGATACGCAAAAAGCCAGAATCCCGATCACTGCCAGAATCACGGTCATGTTTGCGAATAATGCTTCCATTACTCTTTCACCTCCTCATAAGTTTTTTCAAAGATATCTGGCTTGCACGGATAAAGTTCTCCGTTTACGCCCTGGATAATATAGTCTCCAACAGAAACATGATGTGTTCCCTCTAATGTTTCGATATACAGCTCACACGGAGGTAAATCACAAGTTTCTGCGCCGTAATACATAATGCCTTTTTATAAGCTTCTTGCGCCCAAAATGGAACGCAAAACAAGCCGTTCCGGTCTTTCAGATCACCATCATACTTAAATGCTTCAATGATAACAGGCTTTTTTCTAAACTTCATATTCACACTCCTGCATACAAAACTGGTATTCCATCATCCGTCCTTACTCCCATCAGAAGCGGTAACGCTGTCTTTAAGAGCAAGTCGTTCGTTTTCTGTGCATCTCCAGCGGCGGCATACACCGCACTCCATTCCTTTGCACTCGCTCCAATCTGCTGTGGCGTTGCGTATGATCTGGATTCACTGCCGGATGATACAGAGGTTACTATTCCTGTGGTCGTGCCGCCACCCGGTAAGGTGGTAGCCGCGCCAGTTGCCGCCGATGCCGCGTTCTGCTCCGCAATATCAATCTGATACAGGATATCAGCCGCAGCACAGACGGCTTTCTTAATGCGCTTCTGCTGCCGTTCATCCCCTGGCAGGCCGTCCATCAGTCGGTCAAAGGTCAGCACGTCGATAAAGTCACTGGCTCTTTCAGAAAACCGATTAAAATCAGATTCCGGCACAACATTGCCGAAAAATGATGTTTTGTAAAACTCATAGTCTGCATATGCCATGCCGGAACCCTCCTTACACCTTTGCGGTTACTGTCGCATGTCCTGCGCTCAGTGCCTTATAGGTGCTGTCGCACTCAACTACCGTGATAACCTGCCCGGTTGCAGCGGTTATATCGGACTTGCCGTCCCATGCGCTCCAGTTCTTCACGTTCTGGCCGTACTCCACGGTTGTCTGACTGGATGCAACCTTGTATTTGTATACATTGCCCTCATTCCCCTTTGCCGGGGTAACGGTCAGCTTAGTGGTTCCGCTATCGGTGCCTTCTGCGGAAGCCACAGTCAGATCACCAAGGGTTTCAGTGCCGCCGAAGCTGATAACAGAGATGCCGTCCAGGTACTCTGCAAACAGTACCATGCCCATGATGGCAAATGCTTCAGAAACTGCTGTGTGGTAGTTGCCCTGAGTGTGGAAGCCGATCAGAGGCGTCTCGCCTGCCACGGTGTAAACCAGTCCGGCCTTTGCAAAGTCGGAATCACTCGGGTCAACATAGTACAGCACGATGTTATCTACCGGGGTAGCAATGACTTTGCCGCGCGGAATCTCGCTCTCGGACAGCAGGAAGATGGTGTTAAATCCCATAAAGTCCTTAACATACTGGAAACCGAACTGATTCTGCACGGTGATGTTTGCCGCACCGATGTACTCATACACATCCAGACCGTTCACAAAGCCAACAATTCCGTTTGGGATAGATCTGTGCATCTGCTTGAACTTATCCTCAACGCGGCCTTTTGCCATAGCAAGAGCCATCTGGAAGGTACTCTCAGTAGAGGTAAGGCTTCCGGTCTTAAGATAGGTGTAAAAACGTCCGGTAACATCGGTCTGGAGTTCGAAAAGAAACTCATCGTCAGTCAGCTCCACAGCCACATCGTAACCGTAGGTTTTGATGGCTTCGATGGATACCGCTTTTGCATACTTCTCTACGGTGATCTCTGCGTAGCTCTTTTCCTTGACCTCGAATTTGGAGTACGGGATTTCCTCGCCCTCTCCAACTTTTCCACTCTCAAGAGTGCCCTGTGCGTACTTAGATTTAAGAGTAGACCCCGGGTCTTTCTTAATCATTCTCAGCACGCCAAGAATTTCACGCAGGTGCTCCCAGTTTCTCTCAAAACGGGTAACAAAATCCACTTCGCGTGCGCGAACCTGGATGTTTTCCTGCTTAATAAGATTGGTTTTTGCCATAAAAAAATCCTTTCTACCTATAGCTGTTAAAAGGTGTGTAGGTCAGCGGCCACGCTCAAAACGCATGGTCGGTTATTGGATCACTCAAACAGTGACATGTTGCTTGCAATGGCAGCCTGACGTTCTCCGGCATCCTTGATATTCATGATATCGGCTTTCGTCAGTTTGCCCGGCGGGGTGTTCTTGCTGATACTGGTTGTAAACCGCGCCTGGTTATGTTCTGCCTGTTCCTGGTCTTCGTCAACAAAAGCTGACGCATCGTCTTTTTTCATCTGCTCCAGAAGATCGTTAAGGCCCAGAATCTTGCCGTTTTTAAGCTTAAGCCCGGCATCCTTGATATCAGCCATAACCGCTTTTTTCGCCGATGCGGAAGAGAATTTAACATCTTCCAGTGCGGTTTTGAGAGCATCCGCAAAATCTCTTTCATAGATCTTGTCGTTATACTCTTTCTCTGCATCTGCCGCTTTCTGTTTCCAGGTTGCAAGCTCTCCCTTAATGCTTTCCGGGTCAATTCCCTCAAAGCTCTTAAGAGTGTTTTCTGCGGTCTCCGCGCGTTCTTTCCAGGCATCACGCTCACTCTCTATCTTAGCGAGGGTTTTCGTAACCTCTCCGGCGTTTTTGTAATGCTCAGACAGTGCTTTTTTCACATCTGCCTGCTTATCCTCCGGAATCTCGATGCCAAATGATCCAAGTGTTTCAATGAGTTTCTGCATATCTATCCTCCTGGCCGTGTTTATTGACCTGCCGCCGCAGGTAATGGATTAAGCCCGATAGACCACGGGCGGGGTAATGGACCGTCAGGGATTCGAACCCCGGACAACCCGGTTATGAGCCGGGCGCTCTCACCGCTGAGCTAACGGTCCTAAAACACCGGCTACATATTGCAACCGGTGTTTCGAGAAAGAAGTCGATGTGAAAAAATCTTGCTGTATTGGCTAGGGGTGAACAGCAAGAACCCTCACGGCGCCAAAACAAAAATCCGTGCCATTGGTATGGCAAATACGCACGCCGGGAATTTCACCCGCTTTTAACCTCCGGGATAAACCCGTTTATATTAAGGGCGTGCGCGGGAGGTGTAAATTGGCTAGAAAAGATTCACAGGAGGTTAATCTTTGCTGCGCTTATAATGTATCATTTATCCGTATGTAAGCTATCCACACGTTTATAACATATCTCTAAGTTTTTCAACATACCGCTTCACAAGGTCACGTTCTTCGCGGCACTCCGCGTCCTTAGACATGTCCCCAATCTCAGCGGTCAGCCCATCCAGATGCTCTTCCAGTGCGGCAAGCATCTTGCGCTTGCAGTCTTCGGATTTTCCAGAACGGTAGCTCTGTTTCTGGGTCATGTAATCATCGTAAGCATCCCGCCCGTCATTGCGGCTGTAATGCCCTCGCACGTAATGTTCGCCACGGCGCATGTAAGACGCTCCGCGGTCATAGTCCGGCATCATCCGGCCGTCGGAAGAACTGTAACGGCCCATGCTATCCCGTCCACGGCGTTCGCTGTAGTCACCTACACCGTCACGCATCTGATCAAGCACAGTCATATAGTACTCACTCTTCTTGTCCCAGTACTCCGTGTTTTTGATGTCCTTGTACATATCAATCAGTTTAAAAGCGGTGTCCAGATTGCTAACAGAAAGACCCTTTTCTGCAATCTTGCCGATCTCATCCTCAATGCGTGCGCATAAATCTTTAACATCTCTCATCATCCCACCTCCTTATGCTACCCGTGTAACCACAAGATTTGCGTTTGCCACGGTGATAGCCTGGGTACTGGTATTCTCTACCGCAACGTCAAAGCAGCATCCGCGCGGAACATCAATAAAGATTCCGGCAGATACGTTGTTAAACGCTTCTACCGCGGTCGGCGTGGAAATCATCTGAGAGGATAAGACTGGTTCGCCGCCGATTGCAACAGCAAGAGAAATTGCTCCCGCCGTCCCTCCGGTCGGCACTGCAATATTCGCAGAAAAGTCCACAAAATAGCGGGCCTTACACTGGTTTGTCATACCTCTGAGGGTAACTATTCCGCTGCCCTCCCGGTGCTGTACACATGTGGTTCCTTTTACAGCGGTATTGGTGTATACCACGTTTCCATTTGCTGCCACTTCCTGTGCAGCAACAGCTACATATTCAGCCATATTGTTTTCTCCTTTTTCATATCGCAAAAAGGCAGGACTGAGCCTGCCGATTTGCGTAATACCGGCTCTGGGCCGAACATCCAATGTCTTGTTGAGGTCAACAAAACATCAGAAGATACAGATATGAGGTTTTCAGCAGTTGCATCCAGCGTTACAGCCATAGTATGTGTTCGGGTTCGGCACCTGGTAAGCCGGAATCGGTGCCGGATTGATCGCATTAATGAGCTGCTGGGTCTGTGCTGCCATAGCGGTAGTAAGCAATGCACTCTGACGATCCTGAGATGCAGCACGTCTGAGATCATTGTTTTCAGCCTGGAGACTGGATATCTTCTCGTTGCACAGGTAGTCCAGAATAGCTCTGGTTCCTGCGTTCTGGCTGTCAATAATGTCTCTGGTGTTGCTGTTCATGGTGTTCTGGAGTGCACAGGTGTTCTGCGCCATGTTGTAATTTATACCCTGGATTGCTTCCCGGGTCTCGCAGCAGCACTGAGCAATCTGCGCCTGGAGTGCGTTAGTGTTCTGCATGTTGGCTACAGTGTCGGCGTTAATAGCCTGCTGGATGCCGAAGCCAGTCTGCATGACGTTTGTATTGATGCCGTTGAATCCGGTAAGCATACCGTTATTCATGGCATAGAAGCCATCACACAGGCCGCTGGACAGGCCGTCCAGTTTGCTGATAACTGCCTGGTTGTCAAAGCCACGCTGGATTGCGGAATCGGTGTATGCGCTTCCGGCTGCTCCACCTCCGCCGTTTCCCCAGCCATTGCCACCCCATCCGCAGAAAGCAAAAATGAATAAAACGATGAGCCACCAGACACCGTCTCCGCCAAACATTCCATCATTGTTCCGGTTGTTGGTTCCGGTAGCCGCCGCAATATCGGCTAAGCTGTAAGTTCCATCCATATTGATATCTCCTTTGATTTATTTACATTCCCGGCCAGGATAATGTACTATTTCATGCCGCCCAGCATCCGTTGAAACTGCTGTGCCATCTGCTGAGCCTGATTAAGCTGCGCCTGTGATATTCTGCCAGACTGCAACATCTTTTGTACCTCAGCTTTTGGGTCTCCCTTAAAGTTTTGCTTAAACTGCGCAAACTGCTGCATCATCTGCATGGGGCCGTTGCCGCCCATCGGCATGCCGCCGAACATTTGGAATAATGGGTTACTCATCTGCTGCCGCACCTCCTTTTGATCTCCGGCTCTCTTGTTTGACAGTAGAACCGCCGCTTGCTGGAAACGAATTTATCTTGTCCAGAATCTCATTGTATTTGTCAAAAAGGTCCTGGTACTCTTTACGGGTAACATACATATCATTCATGACAGCTTCCGGCTGTTTCTGTGGCATTCTTCCGTTTATTTCGTGGTACTCAAATACGCGGAGTGGTTGCGGCATACCGGAAACATCTGTTGATTTGATGTAAAATCGCTCCGCTTCGCTGTCCATCAGCAATACGCATGATCCGGGTGCAACAAGGTAAGACTTTGCTCCAGTCTCACCTTGCACCCAGAGTATTCCTTGGTTATTTGTCGGCGCTGCCATCGGCTGCGGGACGGGCTGATATTGGTTCATCTGCGCCATACGGTCTTGATACGGCTGGTATGGCTGATACATGTTCGGATATGCTGCCATGTTCGATTTCCTCCAATTCTTCCAAAAAGGAAAGCATCTGCTTCATGCTTATATTTTGGCATAAAAAATAAGCCCCTGACAGTTCGTCAAAGGCTCAATAAAGTATCTATAAAGTTCCACATATGCGAATGATCTTTGAGTTTCCCCGGCGGCTGATCCGCTTCGCGGTGGCAAGGCTGACATTCATGTTTTCAGCGCATATCTCCATCGGAACGCCAAAACTATATTGATAAGGATTGTTATGCACCGCCTTTCTGATTATATTTTTGCATAGATATATCAATCTAAAAAGTTCTAAAAAGTATCATAAAAGTATTGACTTATCACGCATTGCGTGGTATTATAATATCAGAAAGAGGAAATAAGAAATCATTTAGGAGGTAAGCATTATGAAGTATAACAAATCGGAAATCATGAAGAATGCATGGAGTATCGTAAGGCAGTGTAAATGCACAATTTCCGTAGCTCTTAAAAAAGCATGGGAAAAAGCCAAAGAAGATCTCAAGCTTGCAAAACTTGGCAAATATTTCAACGCTTGCCTTGACGGATGCGAAGTTCTTTTTAATCTTGGTGATGGAGTCGTTTCTGGAAATACTTTTTATTGTAGAAAGACTTTAAAAGAATTTGGGCTTAAATGGAATCCAGATGAAAAATACTGGTATGGAAGTCCTGAGAAAGTTGAAGATATCGTGAGATATCGCGTTTTATAAAAAGGAGGAATATGACATGAAAATTAAAATTTATTGCAATTATGGTGTTTTATCTGCCGAAAAAAGGAACGTATATACATACGGAGCGCCGCACAGCGCAGCAACGTGTTGGGATGAAATGACAGTAGAAATCCCAGAAGGCTGGGAAGCGTACGAAAACAATGCAGGCGAACTGATGGTAACAGCTCCCTGGGGATGGAGTTACAGCATTAACGAAGTGCTCCAAGGGAACGAAAAGCCTTGTTTTTATGCTCTGGATAACAACATGAGCGGTCACAGACAGTATTTAAAAATTTTAGACTAAGGAGAGTATGATGACAATAAAAGAATTAAGATCACTTACCGGATTGAGCCAGAAGGTTTTTTCTGATAAGTACGAGATACCTAAGAGAACCATAGAAGACTGGGAAGCAGAAAGAAGAACTCCGCCAGAATATGTGATAAAACTACTTGAAAGGGTTGTAAAAGAAGATTTTTGTTAAAAATGGGAGAGGGTAGAAATATCCTCTCCTTACTTTTTAGCATACTTTAATTATTTTATTGTTTACCCTCCGGCTTAATCGTTTCACCGTGGACATGCTCACGTTCATCTGCTCTGCGCAGTATTCAAGAGTGTGTTCCTGGCATCTCAACCGGAATAGCTTTTCTTCGTCTGGCGTGAAATTACACTCTATCAAGAATCTGTCTATATCTTTCTTAGTGAACACATATAATTTCATGAGCATACCCCTTACTAATGCTAACGTTGATTCTGCGCAAGATAATTTGTAAGCTTCTGTTTTGTTTTTTTTAATTCCTCAACGTTATTCCCACTGATCTGACTATCCAACATGGTTGATAACACTTCCAGGATCAATGAATCACGTTCTGCGATCCTCTGAAGGCTCTCATAATCTCGTCTATCATGTTCTTCCAGCGTCTCTACTCGTTTATTAAGCCGAAATGCCGGTGTAATCCATTTAAAGATTACAGCCGCCGCACCTCCAACAATGGACACCCCTCCGCATATAGAGAGGAAAATCTGTAAAAATTCTGATATGCTCATTTAGCTACTCCTTTTTCCAGTAGTATACAGGGATCTCGCCGCCGCTGTCCCAGGTGTCAAATATATGGCCGTCCTGCACACATACTGCATGACCGTCTATGCACAGTATGTAAGTACCGCGCGGATGCTCCATGCAGAAATCTACCACGGTATAGATATTCTGGCCGTGATCGTCTATCAGGTGCCGCCGATACCCAAGGCTTTTGAGATACGCGCCCCAAACATAGTTCGCGGATGGCATATCACACAGGGCGCAGGCCCTTACCATTATTCCAGAAAATACCGTTGTCCAGTCCTTACCTGTTGCCTTGCAGATGGCCCTTATCACGCAGTCCCCTACCCGCTTCCCGGCAGGATTCGGGTTGTAATATTCCCACGCAACGTCATAATCAATCATACCAGTCATCCTTTCAGATTTTCATACCGCCGTGCGGCTCCTCGCGCCTTTGCCGCCTGTTCTCTGCCCCACCTTGCTATCTTAAGGCGGTCAGCTAACGGACGCAGCTCATTAGTTTTGCAATACTCGTTGTATGCCTTGTTCTGCTTCTGGAGTAGATAAGACTTCCTGTCAAGCTCGGATTGCAGTTCGAAGCGCAGCGCATCATCCTTGCAGTTTTCTACCGCCGTCTGTAGGCCCATAACCGCTTGCTTTGTTTTTCGGATTCTGCGCTCTAAGGCTCGTTGCCGCTGTTCCAACTTCTCCATGCGCTCGTTGTCCGCAGTTTGGATATCCTTGTACGGATTATTTATCCCGTCACCGGGGCCGAAGCTATGACGGCAGTTCCAACCGCCCAGGCCCTCGCCCGTGCCATATCCAGTCAGATAAAACGGAGGGAAGCGCTTGTCTTGCCCGGTCCGGCTATAAAACTGTCCTTGCCACCACAGGTGGTTTCCCGGATTCGCCCCACCGTCTCCCGTTCTGGCCCCTATGTGTGCCGATACAAGGATGATGTCCCATTCCTGCTCTTTCATCCGCTGCATGGATATGTCACCGGAAGCCTGAGATATCCCGGTGCGCACCGCACGCGCTGTTGCCGTCTCTATAGTATCCCTGTGTCCAGTTGGATACCGGACTATAACGCCATTCTGCGCAACCGTATCAACGGCTTCTCTGACGGCCTGTGTGTACGATACAGCCCCACTTATGACCTTATGGTACGCATTGTCGCACTCACTGATAAATAGGCTCTGTGCGGCTTCTGCGGTGGTTCTTGTCATATTTGACCATTCGCCCATCGTGGCTTCATAATCCCTCTGGAGTATTCGTACAAGTGCCGGAGACTGTTCCAGGGCTTCCGTAGATATTCCGGCAGCTTCGTATACAGCCTTATCGTAAGCCATAGCCTTTACTCCGGCTTCTTCCATCGCGGCGGCTACCTCTTCGCGCTGTAGCTTTGTATATCGGGCTATCTCCTGCGTGATATCCTGCAACAGATACCCGGCATCCTGTAGTATCTGGATGCGCCAGCGGTCGGATGATGTGAGTATGTACTTCTCCCCGCGTCCCAAGCGGATCATGATAGCTTCGATGATTCTGTTTAGGATATAGCTATGCAGCGAAGATGCTATATCCTCGCTGCCCTCTGCTATTCTTTTTAGATAGTCTGGACTCAGCATAGTCTACTCCATGAGTTTTTCGTACTCATCAGCGGTTATCTTCCTAGCTTTCCTTGCTTGCTCTACAAGCTTAATCCACTCATTTTTCGGGCAATACATCCGCAGTTGTATCAGTATCCTGTACATATGAATCCTCCTCTGGAATATAAATATCTGCCATAGCTGCTACATATTGAGTCAAAAGAGCCTGTTTTCGAATTTCCTCTTCGTTGCTTGCTATGGCATATAAATACTGTTCAATCCGTGTTATCGGTTTCGGCAAGCTTAACATATCATCACTTCCTTAACTTAGAATATTTTACTTTCAAATAACACTCGCTTTCCAATATAGTTGTGCCCTTGTAGGTGGCGAGAGCACGGTAAGCGGCGATGTCGGTTTCTGAGAGTGGGGTCTCAATGGGGATGATGAGAATCGCAGTTAACGTCATGGGTGTACTTTTGAAATATTCATCAAGAGCATGTAGCGTTGTTATGTTTTTAAACCTAATGTAAAACCGTGTATTTATAGTAAAAACATTAGCAGTATTCCATGTGCTGCCAGGGCTTCCAAGAGGTAAAATCGAACAGAATGCATTTGAATCAGCAGTTGCAACATCTGTTTTTCTTAAATTACTAGCATCAGCGTTAAAACGAAAACCGTTATCGGTTGTTTCTATAACAAACGCTGAAGCATCAGCGAAAACTAATGTCTTTACCCTCTGCACATACACGCCTCGTTCCAAATCTACTTCATCACAGATCCACTGCTGACCTGTCTGGTCAGTGTAATTACCGTCACTGTCCACCGGAATGCCGGGCAGACCATTTGGTGTTGAGAAAGACACGGATTGCATCCGCTCATTATCAGGATTTTTTACAATGACACTGAGATTTCCGCCATCACCTGCACTCTTAATCTCCTGCGGGTAATCCGGTGATGGGGGCGGCTTTCCGCCGGTGTATGGCTCCCAAGATTTAGCCACAGTTCCTTCACAGATCATAAGTCCTTTAATAATCGCTGTGTATGTACCTGCTTTAACAGTTGCAGACGCGTTTTCAATTAAAAAGAGTCTTACTTTACAATCTTTTGCGCCTAATGGAATAGTTACTGTTTTTATCCTTGAGTTTCGCAGATGTTCATAATAATTTTTTCCATTAATATTGTACACAATTCCACATACAGCAGTTTCATTTGGAACATTGCTATTCCATTCATCGTAAGACATTGTTATTGTTTTTCCAACTAAAATGTCTGCATCGATTAATGCATTTGAGTATACTTTGCTGCTGTCAGAAGCATCTTTTTCAATCGTAGAAGTTAATTCAATTGAATAATTGTTTACTATTTTAACTGAATAATTATCATCTTTTCGAAACGAATTGATGTCAATTAACTGCGTCCCTGTCGTCGTCACCTGCGTGGATTTGCCATACAGCACCAGCCCCTTAAATTGTTCTCCTATGCAGTCTTTCAGTACCAACGGTGGCGTTCCATCTACCTCAGCGATTTCGAATCCACTCTTTTCGGCCCAAGATGCCAGATAATATTCTTCTCTCGTTATCGGATATGCTGGTAGTGTAACGTCTGATGCTCCGGCAATTGATGCAAGATACTGTTCTACTCGTGTTATAGGTTTTGGTATAGCCATACTGCCTCCCTACTCTACATACCAGATTTCCATGCTGCCGTTGTCTCGACTGTGCCAACAAGCACCCTCCAGTACTCCCCCGGCAGTCTCATCCAGATAGTACCAGTCCCCGGTGTTGCCCTCTGGGTCTGCGTTGTAGCCGTCCCATCTGTGCCACCCGGTCAGCATATAGCCGTCTGCGTCAAACAGGTACCAGTGATGGTTGATAAGACTCCATCGGTTTTTTAAGGCTTCTCCGCCGGAGAAATACATATACTTTCCGTCAGATGATTTGCGCCATCCGGTCAAAAGTTTTCCTACGTTGGCATTCTTCCCCTCGGTCAAATTAATAGCTACATGGTGCCCCTCCAGCAGCAGCACATCACCGGGCCGCAAAGAAGAGTCACCGTTGAGGTATTCTTTTTCAGTGTAGGTATCAAATCCGGCCTTTACCAGTGCCGCCCGGAGGTTGCCTGTATAACAGTAGATACTCACGCCCTGGAGCTTTTTGTCCTGCATCAGATATCCCGCAGCCTTAACCAGTGCCGCAACGCCGGAGCTACAGTCCGATTCGCAGTCAACCGTAATCTTTGCCGGATCGTAGCCGGATGCTTTCAGCTGCTGCCAGAATGTGTAACGGTCTCCCTGATCGTATCCGATATGGTCATTCTTCGCCGCTCTTTCCGCAAGCTCAGCAATCTTTTTTCCTACCGCTGCGTTTGGGTGCCGGAGCATAACGCCCCACGGGCGGCTATACCACGGGATAATGGCCCACTCATCACCTTTCTGATCTCCTGCCTTGCCGCCGGAATACTTGCCGCGCTCATCATGTCCACAGTTGCTTATCATCTCAATGCCTCCTATTCTTCATCAAACAGCCCTTTTTCTTCCGGCTGTGCTTCCTCAACCATAGCCTTTGCGCTCTCTTCGGTCATGCCCTCGAACTTCACAAAGTAGTACCACGCCGGAACCTTTCCTTGCGTAACATACTGCCACCAGCGGCTACGGTCTGCTTCCCGGTCATACAGGATATCACCGAAGTCATATGTAACCTCGTAAGGGCCAACAGGTGACAGGCCGTAAAGGTCTGCATATACGTTAAGTGCGTATATGGTGGCATCAAGGCACGCTTCCAACTGATCGCGCACATCCTTGACAAACTGGACGGTGCGCTGCTGATCGGCTTCTACGCCTGTAGCTGTCTGGATGCCGGAAGACTCGTTGAAAACGAAGTACCCGTTTGCGAATCCGGCCTTATATCCAATCTGGCTTAACAGGTTGTTGATGCCCTTTATTCTGACATCGGTATTAAGCTGTGGGTTAATCTCCTTGTAGAACTCCTTTGCATCGTTGCCAAACACATTCTTAACGTAATGTGGAAGCCCAACCGCGTCCGCCGGGCCACGGTGTTTTATCTTCTGCCCGCTCTCATACATCAGTCTGTCATCTGCCAGTATGATCTTCTGGCTGTCGAATATCTCTCCCGCATTCCGGCTATATGCTATGTCAAGGTCTTTCAGCTCTTCCACGGCTTCGCGGAATATCGGCAGCCCAAGTGGTGACGATATGTCTACGTTATTGGCCTGTGGCGTGCGGAAGATGCCGAACATTGGCTTGTCCAGTGGTTCCCCGGATGCCTTAAGAATCGGCGGCGTGTCCTCCAACATATCAGCCCATTTCGTCTGCGTCAGCGGCACCGGATCACCCAGGCTCTCAGCAGATTTAGAAACGTATGCCCGGTTACTCACATAGTAGGGGTAGAGTGTCACGCCATCCTGTACCGTCTCCACGAACCTGTGATACTCCAGACGGGTGTACCATTTCTTCCCGGACTGGTAGCTGTCCTTGAAGATGATGCCGCGCACATCCAGGTTGTCATAATCAACAAGCAGCACGTCCGCCGGGGTGAATACGTCCAGGCTTGTTCCGTTTGGCTTTAAAAACACGGTTCCGTATGCGCAGCCATACTCCACCCAGTCTCGAAGCTTTGAATAGACAAGGTCTATCTGCTGTTGCAACCACGTTGCACGGGTGCTGCCCTCCAGATGTATTCCGATACCCAGTGTTGTCAGTCGGGCAGTTTCGGAGCAAAGAGCCTTTGCAAAGTTGATGGTCTTAATACCCTCATCATCGTCCAACCACTCCGGCTGACCGTGGTATATCTTCGCACACTGATCTATAGCTTTTTCCATCTCTGGAGATACGATGGATTCCACATCAAAGTCGTTCTCTGCCTGCCTTTTAAAAATCATGTTAAACCACCTTTTTATCGTTGATAAGATTCCCATTATGCACTATTCCCCCGTCTCTCCCACAGCGATTCCGTAGCGTAACGGGTCGCATCAATTAAATGATTATCCCGGTCTGGATAGCCGCTTATGATATTTTTGTCCTTATCCCGGTCATATTCGTATTTCTTAAATTCTTTGCAGGATTCTGGTGTTCGGTTCGGGTCCATAACCAGTTTTTTCCCCTGTAGCCACTTCATGGAATATTCAACGCTTCCTGGGCCTTTCTTCGCCGGTCTTGCTGGTAATCCGCTGTCTCTGTAATCTGTCACAGATTTAGGCTCTGCGCTGTCGCAAGTTATAACGTAGTCATCATATCCGCGCCGTTTTATCTCCGCAGATGTCCAACTGTTCGTTTTTTTGTTTTCGTACATCTCATCGATGAAGAATATAGTCTCACGTGCAGAATCGTAATATATTCGCACAAAAGCATATTTATCCGGGAAAAATCCCCAGTCAACGCCCTGATAGATGCGGTCCATCTGGCTGATTTCTTCATCAGTGATAGTCCGTTCTTCGATAAATTCAAAGACATTGCCGCCGTTTCCGTTGGCTTCGCCCATGTACTCGTTTTCGTATGCAGCATGATTGACTTCTTTCAGATGCTCGGCATCATTGATGAACTGTTCGCCCAACCATTCTGCCGGGACATCCTTGTATGTGCTTCGGACCACCTTTGCAGCAGCATCTTTAAACTCTGCTTCTGTGGTGTACTCATTCGCCCAGTTGTTTTTGCTCCTCGGCGGGTTAAATGATTTAAACCTATAGGCTTTATCACCGCCACGGATAGCTGACTGCTGTATGTTTCTGACCTCTTCCGGTCCGGCGAACTGATCCAGCTCCTCAAACCATACGATACCGATATAGCCAAACTCCGGCTTGATGGACTTAATCTTAAGCGGGTCATCCGCGCCACGAAAGTATATCTTCTGCCCGGTCGGCTTGTAGGTTATCTCAAATGGGGAGGTCTTGAATTTAAACTCTTCCTCCAGACCCATCTTCGATATGGCCCACTTAATCTGAGCATAAACAGAATCCTTGATAGTGTTACCGACCTTACGTAGCACCAGAGCGTGCATATCTGAGTGGTTTTTCAGTAGCTCTATGATAATGCACGAAATCCCGGAAGACTTCGTACTACCGCGTCCGCCGGGTAAAACATATTCTGTGTGCATTCCGCGCCGGATGTCCCTCACCATCGGGTGAAACACATCAGCTATGATATCAAGGTCAAGATGGTACTCACCTGCTGATCTGGCAGCTTCCGCTGCTTTCTGCTGCGCTTCTTTCTGCTCCTTGATGGTGATAGCCTTTTCCAGGTCAGACATGGCCTTAAGCTGTTCGGAAAACGCCGGAGTGAATCCGAAGGAATCCTTCGCCTCTCCCCGCGCTATCATGGCCCGCCGCTTCTGAATATCCGCAAGAGACATTGTGTCGGTACCGTTGCGTCTGTCAAGCTCCGCCTGTTTGTTCGCTATATAGGCCGCAATCTTAGGGTTTTTTAGGAGTTTCCCTGCGTTCGCCCCCACATTCTTCAACGAGTATCCCGCTGCCCTTGCCGCTTCGGCTGCATTTCCACCATTTTTTATGTAATTGTCTGCAAATGCTTTCTGCTTAGGTGTCAGCCCGGCGGCCATCTACTCACCATCCTGTCATTACTACCAGTCTGCCAGTGCTTCCCACATCTCCTTTAAGGTCATGACTACCTCCATCTGTGATGCAGTACGGATGATCTCATAGTCCTTTGTTTTCCACTTACCTTTCACATATTGCAGTGTAGGTGTACTCACGCTGTACATGGTTATCATCCGGTTCTGATCCGCACTATAAAACTGGCTTGTTCCTATCTTTGTTACTAACTGCTTTGTGAGCAATGCTCTTTGCAGCTTTCTTTGTATCTGGTTAAGGTTCATATACTATCACCCTATTTTCATTGTATTAAATATAGAAAAGAGGTGAGTCACCTAAAAATCGGTGATTCACCTCTACGAACTTAATTGTATAATTGAGTGTTAAAGCCATTCTATCCCTTCGCCGGATTCAATGGCATCCTTTATGACCTCTTTGAAATCCGAAAACATTGCGCAATCCGGTCTCCCTATATATCCGTAGCATACCTTATCGTCATATTCTTTGATAATATCATAGATGGATTTACAATGTTCCAGGTCCATGCTTGCATCGCAATCTGACGCATACAGAAAATCGAGAACATACGTGTATTTTCCATCATATTTCTCATCAAGCTCCTGAATCTTTTGATTGTAGGCATCAAAAAACTTTACTCTTTCAGCACTGTTCAAATCAACCGATTGCTCTAAATACTCATAATGCTCATAGATATCCGGAGCTGTCAGCTCCGCAACCTTCATCCGTAAATTTCTAAATCCACCATATCCTAAATCAATACTTCTGTTTTAGCTCTCAATAGTTACTCCCATTTAATCCTCCTTATGCTCCTCAATATCCCAATCCAACTTCTGCCCGCACGCCCAACAGAAAGAATACTTACCACCTGTTGTTACCTCTCCAGTGTCGACAAACTGTACATCGCTCTGATCGGCTTCGCAGGCCGGGCATAGCCAGGGTGTTCCATAGCTCTGTTTCCGGTACAAAACCTTCTGTGGCTTGTTCCGTGCTTCCAGCTCCGCTATGACATGGTCTTTCTCACATTCACTGCATCTCTCGTGTGTAGCTCCAAACGATGCGCCGCCAATGGAACATTTACTGTATGCCAGGCCCTTTTTGTACTTCTTGCAGTTATGGCGGCTACTCAGATACTTACAATCCATTTCACAATATCCCATATTTTTCACCTACTTTATAGTTTTTAAAATTTCAGTTTTAATGAGTATTGATACTCACCGTTATGCTACTTTTTCCAGATACATCTCCAGATCCTTCCGGATCACCCAGGACATTGAC